CATTGCTGAGGTATAGGTTTACATCAGCAGCTGCTAGGACTTCACCAGCGGTAAAGGTTTTTCTTGGCATTGGTTTCCTTTTGTCTTAGTTTAGTTTACTACTCGTAGGCAAGTCGGTCATTGTCCAGCTCACCGAGTACCGCGTCATCTAGGATAAAGACCGCAAAGTCTAGGCGCTCTAGGGCAAAGCTGATGTTCTTGCTACCAGGGGTCCAGTCGTGGTTTACTCCGATAATACGGCAGTATTGCTCAATAGCTGGCGGAATGTCAGAAGGCTCAAACCGAACCTGAACAATGTCACCGATTTCTAGGTCTAGCACCTTGTTTTGGTTCACAGTTGTCAGGGTGTCTAGGACTACTGTGACGGTCTCAAAGCGGTACTGAGGCTCTTTGTATCTAGCAAGAAAGAAGTCGGCTAGGAACTGAAGCTGCTCTGGGTCCTGAATAAGTAGTCCTGATTGGCTTAGGGTTCTTGGGCCGTAGACTGCCTGAGAAGTAGCATCCTCGGCAAAAGCTTCTTCTGGGAACACATCTGCGTTTGTCAGGGCGATTCGGTTGTAAAGGTTCTCTGATCCATAGATGATGTTTACATCGGCAAACTGAATACCTGTATAAACTCCTGCAACTATTTCGTCTGAGAACACGATGTCAGGGATGTTCGGGACCGCGTTTCTCTCACGGAAAACAACCTTGCCATCCTTGCCCAAGAACAAAGTACCGAACTCTGAGTTAGCTACAAGCTGTAGGTATTCAAGCGCTGCTGTGCCTTCTGCGACATCTGCATCTAGCATTGTTGAGTTGCCAGGGTCAATTTCTCTTAGCTCAGCAGGCCAGTCAATTTCAGGTCTGTCTAAGACTGTGTTTATGCGAGCGCCTGATAGCTCAGAGTCAGGAGTGAACTCCTCAAGCCCTGCGTTAGTGAGAACCGAAAGAGCGTCAGAAGCGTCAATACGGACAACCGATTGAACACCTGGCTCGTACTGAATGTCAAAGTCATCTATAAAGCCAATAAAGACTGGCTGGTCGTTGCTGGTTACTCGAACCGTACGCCTAGGTATAAGCTGACCGAAATATGGACCGTTTTCGTACAGCGGGTCAAAGGTTCTGTCTGAGTTGTCTACCGTTACCGAAAGCACACCAGCGTCAATGCGATCTAGGGCCTCAGACTTACCGCGGCGAATCTGAGCTGTGACAAGTCTTGGGGTAATGTCAAACAAGCGTTCTCCGCCGAGTGTGTACTCTGTGTTATCAAGTACACCTCTAACCGAATCATCAAGCTTGAAGGCGTACGGGTCTCGTTCGCCTAGATTTAGGCCAAGTTCAACCTTGACTGCGGGAGCTGGCATTACGCGCCCTGCCAGACAGCACCAGAGGTGCGCTCGTAGTCCTTGATAGCATCTACGATGGCTTTACCGATGGTCGCTCCAGAACCTACTCCACCGCTGACATTTATGTTATAGATGGTTTCCTGTTTTCCCTGACCGAATAGTGACTGAGTGCCTGTTGTGGCGATTTCAGAAGCAAGTGAACCGAGTTGTCCATAACCTGCATTTATTTCACTTAGCGCACCAGCTCCACCAGCTACAAGAGCGCTTGCTAATCTTGCACCAGCCATAGGACCAGCCTGGATAACCTGCTGTAGTAGCGCTGGGTCAAGACCCATAGTTGCAAGCTGTGAAATGTTCTTGGAAAAATCCCTGACCTTAGAGAGAAGTTTGTTCATGTTGCGGATAATTGCGTTAGTGGATCCGCCTAGTTCCGTGATGTCAAAAGCTCCCAAAATAGCGTTCTTGATGCTTGCAAATGTAGATTTGACTGAATCCAAGAATGAGTTGTAGATACGCTCGCGTTCAGCTAAAGCAGCAGCTTCAGCGGCAGCGGCTTCTTGTGCAGCTCTGGCAGCGGCTTCCTGAGCAGCAGCCATCTCAGCGGCAGCGGCACTAGCAGCAGCAGCTAACTCAGCAATACCAGCAGCGGTCTTATTGAATTTTGCTTGTTGCTTTTGTAATTTTTCAGGGGTAGAAACTTTAGCCAGTTCTTTTTGAAAGGCCTTTTTACTTTTAGCGGTTGAAACAATTAGGTCTGCAAAGCCAGCACTTACACCAGCATTGAGAAGTTTGCTCTCTCTTTTGGCAAGAACGCCTTCTTTTCTCAAAACTGAGCTTACTGTTTCAATTTGAGCAGCAGCACTTCCCCCACCAGCACTAGGAGCTGGCGTGCTAGTGCCACCAATGCCACCCCTAGTATCTTTGCCACCAAGCTTTACTCCAGCTTGCTCAGCCATACGGCGGATTTCATTAGCCGCTTCGCCAGCAGAAATCCTAATGCCCAGCACCTGTGCTTTTAGATTGTCAAGCCTAGCCCTGTCAGCATTTGCTACTTCTGCTCCAAGTCTTTGAGCTTCTGCTGTAGCTTGCTGGAAAACGACACCGACTACACCGTATTTATCACTAACATACTTTGAATCTTGTCCAGATTTCTTTATTTCCTCGCGGAAACTTACGACTGAAGCCCCAGTTGTGTCCACTGTGTACTGTAGGTTCTTCATCTTGTCATTTAGAAGAATGACTCCAGCACCAAGCAGCGTAAGTGTCGCAATTACTGGATGAGCAGTAAATACCGCTAAGGCTGTTGTGACGAGCGTGACAGCCAATCTGACACCCATGAACAAAGCGGTCAGTTGTAGTAAAACCCCAAAGTTCTCTGAGATCAGCCTAAAAGCTATTCCAAGGCCATCCGCTAAACCAGAAACAGTTGAACCAGTTGTGGTTGTCTTATCGCCCATGTCTTTGATTAGCTGGGTAAGAATCTGAATAGCTGGTTGAGCATCTGTGACTGTCTGAACAAGTCTTGGAGTGAGTTCATCTACAAGGGGCTTTAGAACCTCAACCAAACCGCCCATTGCTGGCAAAAGCTGAGTTCCAACAGTTGCCTGCATGTTTTCCCAGGCAGCCTGTAGCTTCTTCTGCTCTACATATAAGTTGCCCGACTGAGCTTTGAAAGCTCCTGTTGCATCGGCAGCACGCTGGTACAAAAGTTCCAACCGAATAGTCTGCTCAGCATTTCTGCGAGCAGCACCCTCAAGCTTGTCAAGTCCCCTGGCAGCAAGCTCAGAGTTAATTTCGCTCTGCTTCATAGCGACACCGAACTTTTCAATCGGGTCGTACTCACCACGGAATAGCGCGGTCATACCAAGCAAAGCTTCTTGGACATCGTAGCCGTAAGTTGCCGCTAGGTCCACACCAAGAGATACAAGCTTCTGAGTCTCAGCAGTCACAAATTCCATGCTGAAGCCAGACTGCTTTAGAACAGATCCTAGAAAAGTTGAAGCTTTAGCTGCATCCTTTTGACTAAGACCCATTTGTTCAGCATTGAGAGTAAACCTTTCAATAGCTGGCGAAAACTCATCAAAGATTGTTTTGACCGAAAATAAGTTTCTTTCTAGGTCACGGGCCGAGTCAATAGATTCTTTTGTAAACTGAACCGCTTTGGTAGCAAGACCGAATGAGGCAAGCGCAGCACCGACTTTACCTAGAGTTCCGCCAAGACCACCCGCAGCATTACCGAAAGCACCAAGTTGCCTGGTTGCAGCGGCTAGTCCGTCTCCTTTGAATGTGCTTACGACATTCAGGAACATTTGACTCATTTACTAATCCTGTCTATGTTTGCTTCTACTATTCTGACAGCTTTGTCAATCGCTTTTTCTGCTTCTCTTGCTACTGCTGGATATGATGCGTCAAAGGCTGGGTAGATGTTCCTAGATTTTCTTCTTTTGCTTGGCTTGGAAACAGGGCCTAGCTTGTTAATCATGTTTTGCACCGCGTCTGGCTTGACTAAGTGAGTACGCATGATTTCCTCACCGCCAAATTCACGAATTTTATACATACGAGTTCTTCGCTCACCGCGCGTTTTAGAAGCTAGATCAGCAATAACTGTGGCTGCTGAACGAACACGAAGTCGGGCAATACCTGTCTGACCTCTTTTAGGCCTATTGAAAGCCTCAATAAACACAGAATTGTATGGATAACGATTAGCTCCGCTGACGGGGCTTCCAATCGAACCATAGTTTCTGCCCCAGCCAGTACGACCACCGTGAGCCATTCCATTGCGCCTGGAATCTGAAAAAGGACCGCCAGTGCCTAGCTGTTTTAGTCCACCTATAACAGAAGTCTGTGCTGGCTTCATAATGCCCTTGAAGTCTTTTTTCAACTGAAAAGAAGCTTCTTTATCAGTTTTGCTTAGCTCTTTAGCAAAAGCTTTCCAGTCACTTGCATAAACTTTTATGGCGCTATTACGCCCAGTGTAAAGTTTCAATGCCATTTAGTCCGCCTATCTAACCTAAGTCTACCGAACAAAAAAGAAGCACCCCGAAGGGTGCTTCTTCTCAGCGCTTAGGTGCTTGGTGTGTGGCTCGCCATACAAGATAGCGACCAATGGTCCAGAGCATCCTCTCATCAAGCTTCATAAGCTCAAGAGGGCTGATGCCTGTCTCGACAGCTAATGTGGCGATGTACCAATGAGCTGACGATTCACCAAGCCCAACTATTTTTTTTGTTCAGACGGGCTGACACTTTCTACAGTGTCCACCCACTCCTCGAACGAAAGAGTAGTTGCTTTAGTGCGGGACTCGCTTGCCCAAGCTAGGAAAAGCAAGTGAGTAATCTTGATGTTGTTTTCAAGACTGGCTATTGACATGTCAAACTTGGTTTCAAGCTTTACCATGTCAGACGGATTGCAAATGATTTCTTTTAGCTCATCTGGCTTAGCAGAGTAAGCAACTTGTAGGTTTAGTCTCATTGTTTTATCCTAGCGGATTACGCTGCGGCTGTTGCTCTGGTGACTTCACCAGATACAGGCCATGTAACCGAAAGTGTAGCCAAGTCACCGACTGCACCAGCGAAAGGCTGGTACTGGGTTACTAGAGCTGTGAACTGGTACTCAGGGTTGGTAGCGGTGACTGTGCCAGTAGTAGGCGCAATCTTTACAGCTACGGTTGAACCGAGTAGTGGGAACAATAGAGCGTCTACAGAGCCAGCTCCGAAGTCCTGGTGGAAGTCTAGTGATACAGAAGCGTCTTTTAGGCCACCGATGCGTGATCTGTAAGTGCTTCCGAAAGCTGTAGTCTCAACTTCGTCTGATGTGATGTCAAGAGTAACAGAAGCTACATCGTCACTGATGACGGTAGTGCCTACTGTAATCTTGTAGTCTTTTGCAAAAAACTTTGCCATTTATTTCTCCTAGTTTGCTATGACTGTGACGGTGAAGTCGGCAGCCAGGTA